AGGAGAAATAAAATGAAAGCAAAAGATGTAATTAAATACATGAAAGAGCACAACCCCGAAGATGAAATGCTTGTAATGTGGTGGGATTCTGATGCTTTAACTAATTGGGATGACCCTGTTACAAATGAAGAATGGAATAAGATTATTGAAAGAGCAGATGGATACGGATTTTGTGGAATAAATCAAGATGTTTATGAAATTCTTGAAGAAACTTTATTTGAAATAAGAAAGGAGAAATAAAATAAGATACGAAATAGCATTAAGCACAGAAGAAAAGAATCCAAAATGGGTTTTGTCTGATAAAGAATTACAAGATTTTATTTGGGCAGTATATAAATTAGGGTATTCAGTCTATCGTGGATATGATGACCAAATATGTTTTACGGTAACAGACGAAGAAGTAACAGACATAAAGGAGAAATAATATGCATCCAAATTACAAAGAAGAAGCTATTTGTTTATGTAAAAATAAAACTTCTGCTGAAATAATGTCTACCATATGTGAAGCTAAGATAAATGGTGCTCCACCAGCTCTTATTCAACATATGCAACAGATACTGGATTTAAGTTCAAGGGAGAGTCGCTCTCTTGAAATAAAAGAAACTGTTTTATCCGCATGGACTAACTATTGCAGGACTTCGTGGATATACAGGCTATTGGAAAGGTTTGGGTTTAGATGAACACACCAACGCCAAGAGAAGAAGCTCTTAGGTTATTCCCAGACTTAGAAATTTTTGATGAAAAAGAATTTGTGCCAAATAGATTTACTGGTGAAATAGTAGAACTTGAGCCAGAAGCGGTAGCAATGTACGATTTGACAATGGGAGCTGAACGATTCGGTATGTATAAAACAATGCGTATCTGTTTAGACTGGTTCATTGATAACTACCCAAAAGAATATATGGTACTGCTAGATTAATTTGAGGCTTGGCATTGCCAGTGTTTATAGAATGTGTCGGGCCCTACTAGGACATGCTATGGCTCTAGCCTCAAAAGAATTATGAAAGAATTATGTTACAAATAACTATAATAGCTGTAATCGCTGTCATTGGATTATCAATATACATTAGTGTATTGCATAAACTTATACGTGGATTGCAGAGTACAGTAGGCAAATTGAACAAACAAATTAAAATGCTAAAGTTAAGGCTACATTGATGCAAGAACTAACTGTTAAGGGCATACACAAGTCTCTTAATACAAATGGATATATCTGCGATGTACCCTTCGCTGCTCGTATTACAAGCGCAATGCAAACCAAGCCGGTTAGTGGAGCGTTTTTATATGGCCCAGCGGGTACAGGAAAAAGTTACCTTCCAATAGTTCTTAGCAAGATGCTCGGTATAGAAATGTTTTTCTATCAATGCGCTCCAGGGACTCGCGAAGATGACTTAGTGCTTAAAATGCTTCCAAGTGAAAAAACTAAAAGTGGCATAGAAATTAAAAAGTCAACAGTTTTTAGAGCTGCAGAAGCGTCGCACCACAAACAAGTGATGCTAGTGCTCGATGAATGGGATAAAACACGACCAACCGCTGATGGATTCTTTTTAGACTTCCTTCAGTACGGGCGTTTATCTATTCCTGGTTCCGATATCAATGCAAATCTTGATAATATGTACATATTTTTTACTGCGAATGATGAGCGTGATTTTCATGAAGCATTATTACGTAGGTTTCCTAAAATAGATGTAGACCCGATGGCTCCTAGTCTTGTGATGTCTGCTCTAAGATTGACCCATGATGCTCATCCACATTTAAGTAATGTAATCAAGTTGTACGAAAGAGCTGTGATGAGCGGTATGTCAAAACCCGCTACAATACAGGAAATACGGCAACTTCTTGATGCTATTAGTTTTCTTGGTGATGGAGCTGATTGGAATAGCTTAGTTTATCAGTATGTTACAAAAACACCTGAGAACCACCGATTATTAAAAGAAGCAGAGAATGCTAGATATGAATCTATCAAAAATATTGCTAAATTGAAGGAGATTGCCTTTGAAGGTGAGTTTTCTGAGGAATCTGATGTAAAATCTAATGTATTGATGCCAAAAAAGACAGCATATTTAACTCTCTCTGAATCCATAGACAACGACAAGCCGATTCCAAACGAGAATGAAGTTTATGGCGTATATGATTATAATGATGAGAATTATTCAATGATGGCACATAAGAATATGCAGGGGGAGACTACAAGCGAAGATTCGTCGAATGTTAACGATTTTGAAGTTATACATGATAAAATGATACGCAAAAAACCATACCAGATGACCGATATGCAATACAATCAGTATTCATCGGGTAAAAAGATGGTTCATGAGGTATGCTATGTTGATAAAAACTGTAAATTAAAGGATTTGCTAAGAATCCCCGAGTGGCAGGCGTTTATTATACGCAGATACTCAAAAAATGAAGTAGTAGCTAGGGCCATTAAAGATTCTCGCGATAACCCTGTAACTATTGATTTAAGATGGACACCTGATAGCGGTATTACATTAATTGCAACATCTAATGACTCATTTACAATCCCAGACTTTTTTACTTCTGCGGGAGATGGAAACTCTGGTAAGTTTGTAAACATTACTGAATTTAACACAGACGATAGTTCTGCTAGACTAATTATTGATAGAAATAATTGCGATAATGGTATATTGAATTTACGTAAGCTGGTAGAGCACGACTGTATACAATACTCTAATAAAATTAAATACAGAGGTGAGTTGCCTCGAGGATTTGGTGGCATACCATCAAATTCAGATGAGGTAATCGTTGAATCTGATGCGGTTGTGTATAAAGGCAGGGGGTTCGAGATAAAACTGCAGAATACTGAATTTAACCAAACTAAAGTTATTAGAGTTAAGATTGACGGAACGCCTAAAGAAACGGCTTTAGATAGTATATGTAGGCTCGGAATATTGATGGGATACAGGCGCGATGAAATACCAATCTACAAATCCGTAAGCGTTAATACATCTAAATTATCAAAACATTTAAAGCGTCATGGATGGAATCCGTTTGGGAGTCGCAGTGGTTTAATGAGGAAAGTATACATGGGGCTCGATGCGTATGGAGCTTGCTATCTGTTTGACGATTTCGCAGTCTTTGGGTTTAGCTATAACCATGACATGGACGTAGTACGAAGGTTTTCACAAATGCGTAGAGTTGTTAATCAGTTAGCTAAATCAGCAAGTACAAATGTCTAAGCTTATAAAAAGGGATTGGAGAAACTGGCAACCGCCAGCCACATCGTCTTATAGCGAAAAATTATCAAACTACGGCAAGATGTCTGCTCTTAAAAGTCCGAAGCTCAAACCAAGAATCACAATAAACATACCATCGCCACCTATAAATACTATTAGAACGTCCAAAACACACCCTAAAAGACTACAAAATAATAAATGCGGGGTGAAGTTCAATAAAAATAATTTAGACCTAAAATCGAAGGATTTTCCAAAGCATAGAATTGAACAAGCTCTTGACAATTACGACAATAATATACAATGGTCGCAACATTTTGATAAGAATTGCAAGTACGACAAGAACGACAAGAGAACTAAGAGCGTATTTGCTATCGCAAAGGAATCAAAAGATAAAAGACTTGCGAATACATTGGCAATTATGGTGTCAAAATTAGCAGAGGAAAGAAGCGGTGATGTTATTATTGGCGAAGATGAGTGGGATTTACAAGAATTGATGATGAGAAGCATAACAAAACGTAATATATACAGTTGTATGCAGTCAAGAGAGCGTGAAAATATTGTATTGGTTCTCGATAGCTCTCCAAGCTGTCAGTCAACGTCAGAATTATACGCTAAAATAGCTCTATTATCGGTAAAAATAGGCTGTTTAGACATTTATTTAGCTCCAAATGCATATGTAACCCACAAAATGAACAGCAAGAGTTACGAATATGAGCCTATTTTTGATTTAAGTAAGGATTCAAGCTTTATTATTTGCGGGATGGACGAGTTACACAATTTTTTTAAGAATCGCGTCATATTGTATTTTGGTGACTGGGACGGCGAAGATATTATTTCAAAAGCATCGCAAACAAATGAAATTCACTGGTTTAACAAAGATTATACTTACAGAACTAGTTATCGGTTCATTGATTATATTAAAAAACAGCAACCGGACTTTGGTGGAACTGCGTACGGATGTCGGACGCGAAAAGATTTAATTTCAATAACAAAAACCATAAGGTGAACAAATGAATAAACAAAAAGCTATAGCAGTAGCGATTCAAATACCAGCTGGTGATTATACTAACGTAAGGAAAAATAAAAAGCTGTGCGACGCCCTAAGCTCTGATTTATCAGAATTTTTTAGAGTTACTGATAATCCACAGATGTTTTATGTAGTAACAAAACATTATTTATCCGAACGCATCGGTCTAAGTGAAATGCTTACCGGTGATAGTATAATTGAATCGTCGATACACGCTACGATTGTAACGCTAATGACAGAGTTAGTTGCAACAGGAGTACACGAAGTGATGAACGAAGAGGAGGACAAGCCACATAAAGAGTTCATAGGCAAAGTTCTAAGGAAGCTTAAAAGAGCATTAAAATCCAATCAAAGAATGAAGGAATTTGATAGGTTTTGCACTGCTTCGTATGGTGTATCTTCGGAGAAACCTGGCCATTCAAAAACTTTTGAGTCAGATGATTCAGATGATGCGGATTTAGATATACATATAGATAGTCATTTAAACGCTAAATCATAACGAAAGGAGCTTATAATGGGATTCGACCTACATGGTCTTAGCCCGTCAAATGAACAAGTGCCTGATTGCGATTTTTCTGATGAAAAAACGATACAAGCATATTTTGCATGGCAAAACAATACAAAAGGAGCATACTTCAGAGAAAGTGTCTGGGGTTGGCGTCCTATTTGGCAATATGTCATGGAAAATTGTGATGATATAATATCAGTAAAAGATGCTCAATCAGGTTCTTATAACGACGGCCATAAGATAACAAAAGAAAAAGCTAAGTTAATATCAAATAGAATAAATTCTCTGCATAAAAGCGGTGATTTAGTTAACTATGCTCGAACCTACGCAACGGAGATGGATTCTTTGCCAGACGAGGAGTGCAAAATATGCAACGGTACTGGCACAAGAAAAGAATGGGAAGGTTGGCAATCAGAAGAGCTATGGTTAATGTACCACGATAGTCTAAAAGAAGAAGATAGCCTTGGTGGTTTTAAGCGGGCTAACGAGATGAAAGGCTGTAATTCCTGTCATGGTGTTGGTAAAGTTAAGAACTTTGACCGAAGCTATCCATTTGACGTTGAAAGCATATTAGAATTCGCTGAGTTTTGTGAACACTCAGGCGGATTTCGTATCTGTTAGTAATACTTTAACAGGCTTAAGCCTAGGCCTTAAGCCTAGGCTTAGGCTTGTTAAAGCTATAACTAAGGTAAAGTAATTAAGCCTATATATTATTATATATAGGTGTATTATTAAATACAAAAAAACATTAAAAAAGTATTGTTCAGTAAAAATAATTGTAATACTTTCTAATTAGAAATTGAGGATAAAATGGAAAATATGAGAACATTCAGATGCGATAACAAAACATGGCGAAATTTCAAGTTAATATGCACAATGGAAAACGTTTCCATGCAAGCACAACTTGGCAATCTTGTTAAAGATTTTGTTCAAAGTAAATCATTAAATACAGATGCAATGACCAATGGCCAAAGAATCAAAAGTCACACAAATCTATAATGATTACGTTGCACACCTAAACGATACCAAGTTTAAAAGATATGACGGAAAAGAAGAATGGTTTCATTCTTCATCGGCTGGTTTGTGTGCGCGAAAACATTACTTTTCATCAATCGAAAAAATAAAGCCTGCTCTAAGAGACGCAGGAACCCTAAGGCTATTCCGCCTTGGAGACATAATACATTCAGATATACAAGACGCGATACAATGGTATGCTTCAACAAATGGAAACCGAATCTTTATAGAAAAAGAATTATTCTTGCACGATTTAAATGTTCGTGGCTTCATCGACTTAGTTATGGTAGATGATGGCGTGCTTTATGATATAAAATCATGTAATTATTGGAAATGGCGAACAATATTTAGAAAAAGCAAATATTATGACCCAGATTCAGTAAAAAACTATATGATGCAAACAGCTACATACGCTCATTGGTATAATGTTTACTTTCAACACGATTACCCAAAAATAAAATCAATGGCATTGTTGTTTTATAACAAAAATGACTCACAAATGCAAGAATTAGACATTCCAATGAGAATGATAGACGAAGCTGTAGATTATTGGCAAAAAATCAACGAAGCTGTAAAAAATGGGGCTCCACCGATTAAACTTGGGTTTGCCCCAGTGCTGAGCTGGGAGTGTAACGCTAAATACTGCTCATACTTTGAAGCCTGTGGCGGTGGTTTAGTTGGTAAAACACAGGCGAATAAATGAAAGCGGTGGAATTATGTTAATTGAGGTAAAACTTGGATAATTGGAAATCTCAAAAATGCGGATGGCCTTATGATGGAGATATTGATGATGCTGAATATTTGAGAGACAGACGAAATATTTTTAATAACAATGGTAATGGATGGTGGTGGTTTACCAGTGGTTATGTTTATCGAAACAAACGTCGCCACTAATCCAAATGCCAAACCAGAAAGGACGCGCATAATGGCACCTAAAAGAAAAGTAACATACGAGGTTATTGAAAGCATGAAAATGCTTCACAACCAAGGAGTTAGAGTTGCTATGATTGCTAATGTTCTTGGTTTTAGTAACTGGACTGTGTACCAAGCTCGTAACGCAGGCTGGAATCTTAACAAGTACAAACAGCAGACGAGAGCTCATTTTGAAGCTCAAAAGAAAGATGTGAAGGATACATCAGTTTCGTCATCTTCAAACAGCTCTTTAAACGGGGAAAGTTCGGTGATACCATCATCCAACCTAACTCCAGATATGTTTGCAGATACGGTGAACAAACTAACCAGCATTGCCGGTGGGATAGTTGAAATCAACAGAAGCATCGGACAGCTCGTGTCAATATTTCAGCATATTGACGATGAACTGACTGGGGAAGTTAAGGATTCTACTAAAGAAGATGAGTCTCTAACAATCTGATGATGCAATACTGAATTGCAATCAGTTGTTCTAATAGGGGCTTAGTTATATTATCGCAGTGAGGGAATTCTCTCGCATGGGTAGTACATTCATAATTTAGATTTATTTCTATAATATGAATACTAAGCCCTTATTTTAATAGCAAGTAATATTACAAAATTAAAAGGAAAATATTATGCAAAAAAAAGAAGATAGTACAAACTTAGGACTGTGGGAGAGCGTTGATACTACAGACCCAGAGTTCACAACAAAGGTTAACAAGCGCGGAGGATTTACTGCTATTGGGGCCCAGTATCAACTTAAAAACGCAACATCTCTGTTTGGCCCGTTTGGGTTGGGATTTGGCGTAAAGAATGAATTATACACACCAATACTAAATGATACACTTATTGTGTATACGGCAACATTCTTTTATAAGTGGGATGGTATTGAAGGAGCATTCCCAATAAGCAGCTCAATTAAAGTTATAATGGGAAGCCGTGTTGACGATGACTGTATTAAAAAGGTTGCCACAGATGCATTGACTAAGGGACTTTCAAAGCTTGGGTTTAATGCTGATGTATTTATGGGTAGATTTGATGATAATAAATATGTTGATGCCAATGGTAAGAAGATTGGTGGTGATACCGCAGACACTAAGGATGGCTGGGTATGACTACTGTAGATGATTTATTAGACAACTTTGACGATGAGGAGGTATACTATGACCAGCAAATGTCAACGATTGTGCCGGAAGGTACATACCCAGCTAAAATAGTAGGTCTGTACAGTAAAAAGATAAGAACACGCAGAGGAAACGACGCTATGCTCTACAAACCTACGTACAAACTTGATGAAAACGTAAAAAATTACGGTGGAAGGGACATTCAAGATTCTGGCATATGGAGATTTCTTGGAGTAAAGGATAGTGAAGGCAGAAGAATAACTGGTGGTAGCAATACTGGTTATAAGAGATTTCTTGATAAAATCCACATTCCGCTTCAAAAAATTGAAATAGACAGGAACACTGGCGAGGAGCCGAGAGTTATAATTAAGCTTCCCGCTATTACAAAGGACTTGATAATGGATAAATCCGTAGTCATTAGCATATATCACGATGAATGGGAAGGCCAGAACGGTAGAGCAATAAGCCCAGTCGCTAATCTCGTAAGAGTCAGAAATGAGTCTATAGATGGACAGGGACACTCATAGGCTCGTGCACTTCCTTAAATACAGCGAATTCGCAACAGATTTAGATATACATATGTTGGGCATTCACGATGTTAGGGGTGCAATAAAAAGAGCTAAGAATCATGGATATACAATCGAAACAAAAAATAGAGGGTTTTTATGGAATCGAAACACAACGTACTATTTGAAGACTCAAGAATAATGGCACAGACATTACCTAATTCATACGAAGTTGAAAAGGAGTTGCTTGGTCAGATAATACTAGATAATAGTTTAATCGATAAAGTAATACAGTACATACCATCAGATACAATATTCTATAATGAATTTAATAGAAGCGTGTGGAGGGGTATTATGGGTTTACGCAAGAATGGAACCGATGATATTACAGTCAATACGCTTATTGCTGAGATACCGCCATCATACGCTACCAGTGATATGGGTTGGAAAATAACAGGATTATGTGAAATCGCTACAACTGCTAACTCTGAGAATAATGCTAAGATTTTACATGAAAAATGGCTACTTAGGAATGTTATATTAAAAGCTGAGCAGGTTAAGAATGTTTTAAATGTAAAAAATTCTGATGCTCGTGAAGTACTCGAACAATTACAGCATGAGATTGAGGATGTCCTTGATATGCAGGTTGGCGATGGGTTCGATATAGATAAACTTCTTGAAGAAACATTTAAAAATATATTTGACAAAAATGCATTAATTGGGTTTGGATATCCAGAGCTTGATGAATTAACTGGTGGTATGACAAGAGGCGAGATTACTGTTATTGCTGGTAGGCCTGGTCATTTTAAATCAACAACCATGTTAAATATTGTGAGAAATATTATACATAGCGGATATAAAGTATTAGTTATGAATCGTGAGATGAGTAACATTGAAATGATGAAAAAGCTTATAATACTTGAATCAGAGCATCTGTCGTATGAGAAAATTCGTATTGGTACACTTAACGATAATGATAATGATATGCTCGAAAAATCAAAACAGAACATTAGAAAGAATTATAAAAATTTAATAATGAACGATAAAATATTTGATATAGAAGGTTCAATGCGTGAAATTCGCAAACATACACCTGATGTTGTTGTCGATGATTACATAGGGTTGGTGAGCGTTGCTGGCGTAGATGACAACAGGATGCGTGTTGATAACATTATGAAACAATATAAATGGTCTGCCAAGAAGCATAAAATGGCTGTCTTGTTGGTTTCACAGCTAAATCGTGAATGTGAAACAAGAGCAAACAAAAGACCATTGCTTAGAGATTTACGTGATAGTGGTTCTATTGAACAGGATGCTGAAATCATATTGTTTATGTATTATGAGTGGCGATACTACGTGCAAGAATCTGATATGGGTGAATATGGGATTGAAATAATACTTGGTAAAAATAGATACGGCAAAAGCGGCAGGGTAAAGATGGGTGTAGCTGGTGACCGATGTAAGATTTATTCTACGCCAGAAGAAGCTTTAACGGAGGTATTTAATGGCTAAAATTGTTTATGATGAATCAGATTCAATCTTGATTAGAAGCTGTCTAAAGATTGCAATGAAAACTATTGATTCAATGAAGATTGGTAACATAGCTGCTGACGCAGCTCGATTGAAAACTATTATAGCTGATATGGAGTCTATAGAGGAACCATATGAAGAGACTAGCTCAACAGTTCAACAAGCTAAGTGTGAGGAGTGTGATACATGAAAGCGAGCAAACGTAAGATTAGTATGCGTGAACGAATCAAAACGCTTGAGATTACTGTCAACAGTATGACGATGGGCACTATTAATTCATTGGTTCGAGCTGTTAGCGTTCTTGGTAGTACTTTTGAAGAATATATTGCCATGAAGGGTGATACAGAAAAATTTGTCAAACATATAGAAAAGGTTGTACAAAATGAAAACAAAAGCTCAAATACGGGGAAAAAGAAACAGACAAAGAGGAGCCGAACTGCAAAGACAAGCAGTAAGGATAGCTAAAGAGTTTGAACTTGAAGCCTATAACCGTGACAGGGGCGGGGCTCAACATGAGCAGGGAGACATAGAAATAGAAGGCAAATTTTATGGATGTAAGCGTCGAAAGAGAATACCATCATGGGTATTGCCTGAGAAAGAGGAACATGGTGTTGTATTTCGCATGGATAGAGAAATTCCGTACATATCTATTCCATATGATACTTTTTGTTTCCTGCTTAAAATATGTAAGTCGCATTTATAGTGTGTTTTTCTTCGTTTAAAGAAAGAAAACTGGAGTATGAAGTTCTTCGAGCATACAGAGAAGCTGTAAAAAATATTAGAGATAGCGGTGGAGAGCCGTCTACAGAAACATTAAAAAGAATTGCAGAAATAAAGATGGTTATACGTAAATATAACAATGGACAGATTACAAAGTGAACGGCAACTTCGACATAGACCTTGATTTTGGACAAGTATACGAGGAAAAGATACGTAAAATATTCCAAGGCAAGGGTGGTATAGAAGTCAAAACAGAGCGTGATATGTGGAAACGTACAGGAAATATAGCTATAGAGGTCGGTTTTAAAGGTAGTCCAAGTGGATTATCGAGCACTAACGCTGACTGGTGGGTACACATACTATCAGATAATGGCGAAATTGATACTGCATTTATGTTTGAAGTTCATAAACTTAGAAAAAAAATACGCAGATTGGTGTCAAGAAAGGAAGCCCGTATTGTTATGGGCGGAGACAATAACGATAGTAAAATTGTACTTGTACCAATCAGCAAACTTTCACAAGTTACTTAAATAAGGAGTAATGCTCATGAGTGAATACGACAACACCAACTCAGGTGTACTTTTTGTAAACAAATACAAGGAAGATGGTGATTCTAGACCAGATTTCGTTGGTAACGTAGATGTAAAAGGTACAGAATACAGGTTGGCGGGATGGAAGAACGTTTCTAAAGGTGGAAAACGTTACATCTCAGTAAAAGTAGAAGATGCTAAGCCTAAAGAGGGTGAAGCTACAGAAGAAACTCCGTTTTAATTGGGGGTTATGTGGTTTTTACTAATAGCAGAGGGTTTACCACTTAAAAATGAAACTCTAATGCAGAGTGTTTGCTGGCATATACTCTAGAAACTAAAACCAGCAAGATTTAATATGATAAATGAAATACTACAGGGCGATGTACTCGCCAGATTAAAAGATATACCTGATGACTATGTTCAGATGGTCTGTACAAGTCCGCCATACTGGGCCCTCAGAGACTATGGAGAAGATGGACAGTTTGGTCTTGAACCTACGCCTGAGGGTTATGTAGAGCGATTGGTGGAGATTGGACAGGAACTTAAACGTGTGCTACGTGATGATGGTACGTTTTGGTTAAACCTCGGCGATACATATTGGGGTGGCGGATGGAGAGGAGTAGAACTTAATAAGCATAGTGGAGATGTGCAAAAAGGACACCCAGGAAGTCATTGTGGAGATGCTATATCAATGGGTAAGGGCACACACAGTCTATTCAAGGCGAAAGATATGGTTGGTATACCGTGGCGTTCAGCTTTTGGACTACAAGCTGATGGATGGTATTTAAGACAGGATATCATATGGAGCAAACCCAATCCAATGCCTGAGTCTGTTACAGACAGATGTACAAAGGCTCATGAATACATATTTTTATTATCGAAGTCAAAACATTATTACTTTGATTCAAACGCTATTAAACAACCATATAAAGAGAATACCAAGCCAGGTTCACAGTTCGGTGGTAAAAAGGGCAATTCAGAATTTGGTATGAAGAGCAAAATGCAAAAGTCAGAGCAGGGATACTTTGAAATGAAGGACGGAGCTAACATGAGAAGCGTGTGGACAATTCCTGTTAGACCATTTAGGGGAGCTCACTTTGCTACATTTCCTGAGAAACTGCCTGAGTTATGTATAAAAGCAGGCTCTAAAGAAGGAGACATTGTACTAGACCCATTCTTTGGTAGTGGAACTACTGGTTGGGTTGCTCAAAGACTTGGACGTAATTGGTTAGGTATTGAGCTTAACCCTGATTACATAAAGATTGCTGAGGAGAGATTTCAACAACAGGAGCTATTCAAATGATTGCAGTAATAGTAGCTGGTGATGATATTAATTGTAAACACAGAAATAGACATTATCAGCCTGAAGAATATGACACTAACGTTCCCGAATCTTACACCTGTGAAGATTGTGGAGCAGAACTTGAAATTCCCGAGCCAGATTGGGATTTAATGAATAAGGAGTAATGATGGGAAAATTTAAAAACATGCTAATAGAAATGGAAGAGATGAATCTGACACCAGACCCTCTACCTTGGGAAATGGGAGCTCCGTTGTGTAAACGTTGCGATAATAGTAGATTCAATGTGGTTGAAAAGGGAGCTAAAACAATGATTGTTCCTTGTTCATACTGTGACAGTCCGATGCAAGTATTGGATAAATCAAATGACAGTTAAAGATTTTTTTAAATGGGCAGATGAAGAATACGCCACCGAGATGGAACTGATGCGTGTAAAAGGCGAAGAGTATACTGTCAGCGATGAGGACAAGTTAAAGAATTTTAAATCCATAGCGGATAGATTGGACGTGACTACACCTATTGTTGCGATGGTCTATCTTTTGAAACACATGGATTCAATACGAAACTATGTATTAAATGGTGTGGAAGCGTCGGATGAGTCTATATCGGGACGTATAAGAGACGCTCGTAATTACTTGATGCTCCTACACGCTATTCTATTAGAATCAAAAGGGTTGGATGTTGAGGAGGCTGATGAAAAAAGGTCGCCTTGGTTTGGCGTAACTAATGCATCTAACCCTTTAAGATTTCAATTTGTGGAGACAGAGTAATGGATATATGTAACCACCACTTATTCGGATTGATTATAATTGTCTCCGTTGTACTCGCGGGAATCATTTCGGTAATAAAAAATAAAGATAGTGGGTATTAATACTTAAAGCCTAGGCCTAGGCTGGTAATAGCTTTTAATAGTTAGTTAGCTGAATATATACTATATATATATAATAAGCTTAATTTACAAAACACTTTGTATATGGACGTTTTATATTCTATTGGACAATAGGTACGGGTAGTGGGGTAAAAGTCCCGTATTCGATGAATTAGACCCCTTAGTTACCAATCTGGGTGTCTCATAGTATTGATTTTATCAAGGCAGGACTGTAGATTGTTAAAATTAATCTTATCATCTTTAAAAGCTTTAAATATTCTAGCTCTATCTTTTACGGGTAATCCTTCAGATTCTACAGCTAATAATTTCTGTACAAAGTATCTTTCGTTGTCACTCATTTACCCTGTCCATTATTATATAATAATTTATAAATTGTTGCAGCTAATTCTTCTTCACTCATATTTTCTAATATGTTGTTTTTCATCTTATTTGTGAAATCCATGTATTCGTCTTGAGTATATCCCTTATCCCAATATTTTTGAGTATCCCAAAGGCTCCCCCTAAGTTTACTTGATTCTTTTTCCTCATGGTGAAAAATAGAGTGTAATGGTTCATGGAGTACAGTATTAATTAATTGTTCCTTCCATGATTTAGTTTCCTCTCCGCCGAAAGGATTGGCGTAAATATTAAAAGTATCTGGAACTGATTTTTGTAGATTCTGCAAACTCTTAATTTTTTTTAACCAATCATTTACTTGTTTTACTTGAGCTTCACCGTAGGCTTCAAATCTATAATTTGTGTATCCGTCCTCTTCCTTTGATGATACAGGTGGAAATGGTGGATTTTGTCGAAGGTCATAAAGTTGTTGCTTTAAAGCACCAACATATTCTCCTCCAGTCCCTACCCCCCCCTTTCTATCTTTTGCTGTGGATACAACAGTTCCAGGAAATCTATAACCAACTAAACCTCCAGGAGCATCCCCTTTTTCTAATCGACCTAGAATAGTATTAAATGCTTCATTTAAAGACTTATCATTCTCATCTGTAACTCCCATAAAATCCGCAAGAGATTCTTTTGTAAATCCTAATTTGAATAATTCAAGCAGTGAATCAGTAGGGATAGGAATATATTCTTCTTCATGTAATGGTACTCCAACCTCCAAAGCTCTCGGAGCTCCAGCAGTTGGCTTGTAAACCCCTGGAATATTACTTTGATTTTGTGGCATTATCTTCCCTGTCCTCTATATGCTTTACGGTATCTTTTTTTACTGCCTTTAATACCGAATTTAGAGCCACGGCCTTGTCCTTGGAAAGTCTTCTTTGGGCCACGTCTCTGTGTACCAGTTGTTACTGTTGGAAAATTCATCTCATTAATTCCATAAGAGTTCTAAATGTATTTTTAATATTTATTTCTGTACCTGGAACTATTGTTCCTTCCATTCCAGTTTTTTCAATCTCTTTCATCGCTTTTAAAAGATTTTTATCTACAGTATATCTAGCTTCTTCCATAACTCTACTTTTTGGTGATTTAATCATTAAGTCGTCAAGTTTAAGAACTATGTCCATTAATTCTCTTGATGGAGCATCTTTGTACTTAGCATATTCAGATGGACTTGTGTCGCGCATTTTCTTAGCGTGACTTATAACCGCTCTTTTTGTAGACGGGTGAAACGCAGTAGAAGTTTTTAAATTACTTACCATCTTCATAAATTTTGGTGTTCCAGCTGTAACTAAAGCTCCTGCTTTTGAAAAACCGCCCACCATATCTAATAATCCAAGACCTGTTCCCACAATTTTACGCTCAGGCATTTGAGACATAGTAAATTGATTATCCTTATCTATTTCTGTATCAATGGAATCATGTGCATACTGTGGTATCACTTGAGTAGAAACAGGAGAGGTAGTCTGCATTGCCATTTGTAATAAGTTTTGTAGTTCGGGATTCATTTTAATTCTCCGTTGGAGCATATACAGCATCCATGCCATATATATTTCTATATTGATTAATTGCTGAATTAAATTCTCTAACTTTTTGTTTATAAAGTTTATCGAGTTCTAATTCTTCTTGCTGAAACTCAGGTTTTAATTTGCTATAATATATCTGATATCGAGTCTTTTTACCAGTAGTCTTCTTTCTCCAACTGCTAGGTATTGGTCTTGAACGGCTTATAATACTTTTTAAAATACTCTTAGCCATTTTTCTTGCTTTATGAGGTACTTTAATTAAAGCGGGGTCTTTTTGTATCTCATGATGGATAACATAATTTAAAGCTGAATAATAAGCCTGTGCTTTTACCTTAGCGTCTTCAGACCAGAACGAATCTTTAACGGTACGGTAGTAAGGACTTCTTGTTGTAAGAAAATCAAGTTCATCACCAAATGTCGGCTTACCTCTAAAGTAAGTATCTGTAAATTGTCTTTGTCTACGTCTTGACGCTTCAACCTTCTTCTCTGTTGGTGCTGTAAATTTACGGACAAATCTTGTAGCGTGATTTAAAAATACAACATTTTCTTTTGCTAAATCTTCAAGGGATTGTCCAATCTTTTTCTTTCCTGTTATGGTAGCTGACGTTTCTCTGAATATTGACTCTACAGTTCTTAACACTACAGGTCTATAAGAATCAAGAGCACTTCCATATTCATCTACTGAGTTACTAAAAGCAGCTAAACCCTCAGCTCTTATAAAAGACATCCAATATTGCTGTGACATTGTTTTAAATTTATTACGAGTCTCTTCTCCAAGTACTGCGTAGTACATAGAATAGATAGCTTGACCCGCTATTGGTACTATAGTAGCATATCTTAACAACGGGACAGGATTACCATCTACTATTGCAGGTTTAATAACATGAGTATAAACATTATCGGTCATTCTGTAAGCAATTCTATAGAATAATGTCATTGGCTTAGACCACCATTGACCCATCCACTTGGGTACAAAAGGCAAACTGGGCCCGCCTTGAGTAATCAAATGAGACATTTGTTGTGCTCTTTGTATATGATTAGGCTTTTCATGAAGTCTCTCTGCTCCAAGTTTCATCATCTCCTTTACTTCAGCGGTAGTAAATTTAAAAACATCTGTTAAGATACGCATTGATGTCTTTTCACTCATGCCCTTGTTCATAGGTGTTTTAACACCATTTAAATTATTAATATGTGTTACAAGCATCGGTTTTGCAGCTGCAACAGATATAATACGGTTTACAACTTCAGTTTGTCTCATTAAACCTGGACTATACTTTGTATAACGTATACGTCCTGACACCAATTCATGAACACCAGCTTCTTTACCACCAAGTACACCTGTCAGGGTGTTGTAAAATCCCACATCAGACATAGTTTCGTACATTCCCCTTAAAGCTCCACGAATACCATATACAGTTGCATTACTTGTTTGTCCAAGTATGAAGTTCTTTGCACCTGAGAATGGACTTGACAATCCCAACTGAGCTGTAATCATTGTTAATCCATTTAAAGTCTTTTCCATTGGATTGTTCTTTGAAGTAGAATTAACCTGAAGCTCTAATTGACTATGAGCCCATCTTGAGAAATCCTCTCCAGTTTCTAAAGTTAATCTAGCGAATAATTTAGAAGTTTCACCCTTTGTGTTAGCCCCATCCTTACCGAAAAATTTATATGTAGGTACAATATGAGCTATTTTTTGACCGTATCTAGTTACAATCTTATCGAAATTTCTTTCATATACGTCTATAACTTTACCAATTTTTCTTTTATTACCATCCTTATCAATAACAGTAGAACCTTTTTTAACAGGTTTCCCATTTATATCTTTAAAATTAGGTACATCTATTAATTTTCTTGTTCCAATTTCCATTAATAATACTGGTGGCAATTCTGCAATACGTGACCATTGAGTACCGAATACACCAGCACTATCCATCCAATATTTACGTATTTGCTTTACATGAGCAAGAGCGGCTTCATATCTTTCGTAGGAATTTCCTTCCATTTTAGAAAATTCTGGGTCTGTTTTTGATATCCTCAGAGCCATATCTTCTACAAATCTACCGTTAGAGCTAGACCCAATTAAATCTCTAAATTCATCAGTAACCATACGCATCAAATAGTTTTCTTGTAAATTACTTTTGAATCCAGCTTTCTTAGATGTCGAATCTTTATACATTTTTACATTTTTACGACCATCAGCTACATCAACTTCCTTAGAACCTATTCTACGCACTCTTTGAAACTTATCACCCTTCCACTCAGGAACAAATCTTTCCTTACCAATAATAAACCAACCATTGTCATACTCACCAGTTGTTTCATTTTTTACACGTAATGATTTATAGTATTCTATATTATCCTGCGTAATTTTTTTCTTTACTACCTTACTCAAGCCAGATGGCATTTTTGAATTCAAACCTGAGTCAAGAAATTCATATCCTCTTGTAACACGAAAAGCATCCCAAGGAACATCTAGTTGTATTAAAGTTCCATCCTTATCATAAGTCTCAAATAATTTTTCACGTTTACCATCATTTCTACCATTCTTAACATCCATCTTAACTTCAATCATTGATAAAGCAAGACCATCGCTAAATATTCTATAATCATTGATTATTTCTTGTTTAGGTAATTTATCTAATATTGGATTATAAAAATCTTCATATTTACCATCGAGTATTGTTGATAGAGCTTCAAATTGTTTTTGATTGAGCTTATACTTTTTTCTTAAACCTCGTTTCCACTCTGCAACTTCACCCGATATTGATTGTCTCATCAACTCAAAGTCAATTTGTTTACCAGCAAGTATTTGAGCGGCCTTACTCTTAGCCATGCCAAGTACAGTATATATTGGTAATGTTAATTTTGCTGCTCCGAGTAAAAACTTTCTCCACTTTACATCAACTTTACTCATGAAATTGTCTGGGGGAACAGTAGATGATATTTTCTTTTCAAATGATGGTGTGTTTGTTTTAGTCTCTATCAAAGCATTTGCAGCGACAACTTCTTCATAGGTCATCTTTGTTGAAGTACCTTCGCTCTTAGGAAAGAACAATTTTAATAATTGTCGATACTCGGAATCTGATATGTTTGAATCGTTTTGAGCTCTCTTTAATTTAATTTGTTCTTTACGAAACTTTTTATATGAGTCTCCCTGCTTAATATTGCCTACTTTATCAGCAATTTGTTGTATCCTAGATTCGATAGCTTCATTTTGTACCCAATGGGTTTCAGCCCATTCTGTAGCTTCTTTACGATTTTTAAATCGCATAGGTTTGCCTTCTATCGTATTGTCTTTAAATTCAACTGATTTAGTTTCTCCCTTAGTAACCTTATCATAATAAAATTTAAGTGATATAGGCTTTTGATTTAACGGGTCAAACTCAGGATATGATTCATAAGCTTTTCTATCAATCAATGTTTCTTTTTTCATTTGATTCATATTGTACCAATTATTTGGGTCTGACTCATCAATATTTTTCAATCTTTCCCAATCTTCAAGAGCTTTTTCTCTCTCTGCAGTTCCTTTTTCAACTGTTTTTGCTATTACAGATTCCTCAAAGCTTTTAGCCCTTCCAGGAGTAAGCCCTTCTTCCAATGACTTGGAAAGATTTTTTAATCCAGATGAAGAACGTGGATAAACTTTTGTTGGATATTTTGGTCTAGGTTCTGTTATAGTTTTAAGTGCATTTTCAGGGTCACGTATTCTCCTAGTGGAATCAGCTAATCTATCTGATAACGATGCTTTCTTACCTTTCTCAACCATCCAAGACCGAGCCATATCGACTTCTATAGCTTGCTCTCCTCGTTCAGCAGCATCTTTACCAGACAGTTTATCGGTAAACAACTTTGTAAATAATGGACTTTTTGTATTATAAACAGGTTTTCCATCCTCACCAATAGTAACAATGGGATTGTTAATTATTTCTTGAGCTTCTTTAGTCTTAGCTGTTCTTTTTGGTTTATCAGAGCTTTTAGCTTCTTGGATTTTATTTATTACTTTTTCTGGTATTTTAGTTCCAATAGCTATTTTTTGTACTTGAGAACCTCCATGAGTACGAACTTCAAATACAGGATAATTCTCACCAACAAATTCAGCTTTTAATGATTCTGGAACAATAACACTACCTTTTTTAAAGTCAGATATTTTTCCAACATATTTACCAATACCAGCAGATGTATATTCAAATGATTTAGTATTTTCATTCCAAAGTGGAATCTTTACATAATCTCCTATTTTCCAATTCTCAGGCACCTCACCCTTTGACCTTGATATTGTCCGTCCTGTAAAGATTTCTTCGCCCTGTAAAAACTCAACATCTTCAGTCCTTACTTCATTGATTGCTTCATTTAATTTTTTTCTTAATGTTTTTAAAGAGCTATCTAATACTCTAACTTTTCCTTTATATAAACTATTGATTGAACTTCTCGCTCTATCGCTCTTTGCATTATTTATATCTTCTACTCTTTTAGCTGCTAATTGTAATAATTCTGATTCAAATGAATCAATTTTAGATTCAAGATACTCTCTTTCTTTTTGTCCCTTTACTTCTTTAAATGGGCTTTTAACATCTGGGGCTCTCTCTCCCTTAAATGACCTATCTTCAATCTTATATTCTCTACGATTAGACTGATAAGCTTCTCTAAATTGCTCCTCAGTTAATTCTAAATCTTTTAAGGCTTTCTTATCTGCTTTATCTAAATCTCTACCAATAACACGCTCACCTTTAAGATTTGGAGCGTTTACTTCGTATTTTTCACCAAACTTAAATAAAACTTCTTCCCGTGTTTTCCCTGATATTCTTTTTACTACGCCAGTTTCAATATCTTCATACATTAACTCATGCTTAGGCTTTTTACCCTTACCAGTCTGTCTAACGCGAACAATACGGGCATTCTTTCCTGGCGTTTTGCGGGATGAAAAATGCATTTTACTTGCATTATCTGATAAATAACTTTCTATAGCATCAAGTTGTTTTTTAACACCCTTACCTTCAACAATATTTTTTATACCAATGTCATCCACGCCAGGTATTGATGTACGAATAGCTGTTTCAAGTTTCTCTTTTATATGGGCTCTACTTAGCCCCTGTCTTGCGTAATGGAAACCAGCCAATGTTAAACCATGGATAAATCTTTCTTCCATTGACATATCAGATTGCATTAAATCAGAATACATACCAGCACCCAACAACATCAGAGGCTCTACAACAGTCGTAGCCCCCCTAAAACTTGCTCCTATCATTGTGGGTATACCAGCGACAGAGAATACAAGACCCGCAGCTGTATCGGCTGTAAGGGACTCTAATCGGCCTTCTATTTGACTAAGTGGAAAACGTGTCTGACCATATAAATTAAATGCTATTACGTTATTAGAGAATAAATTAAGTGAACGAGCTAACTTAGGATTCTTTTGAGCTATCTTTAATATTTTATTTGTGTATAATTTACTTGCACCAAGCAATCCTGTAGTTACAGGTATTTCCTTAGCGACTATAGCTTTAGCGAATATACCTGAATTTCTATCTACTATTTTTTTAGCAATATTTTTAAATCTTTTTGCTTGTTTTGTTCTTCCAAGTTTAGCAGCTTTTAAAGACAAATCCTGAGCTTTTTTAAATTTTATATACTGTTGTATAACCTTACCACCTCTAGCAACTGAAGTACCTATACCACCTACACCTCCCGTAACAGCTGAGGCTACTATAAACGATGGTAACGCACCAACTAATCCACCAAGGGCTGATGCCCATAGTTCAGAAGATTCATCGGCGGGGGATAAGGTAGATTCATACCTACCGAATGGAATAGCAGATGATGCAGCGCTATCCCAAAATCTACCCATAAAAGTAGCATCTCTATATTCTTGGTCTGGTATTACAGAACCAATCTCTCTAGAGTTTCTTTGAGCTCGTTCTAAATCAGTTTCTATATAACCAAAATCAAGACTCTGTGTAGTGTCTTCAGGTAACAATGCAGGCATTAACCAATTTGTAGAATCTTTTGTAAAGTCGCCTGCTCCTTCTACATAATCATCATACAACCATTTGGCTTGTTGTTCTGTCGGCTCTGTAGGACTATTTACTTGGAACTGATAACCATTATAATTAACAGTCCATTTTCGAGCACCCTGTTGAGGCATATTATTTAATTTCTTCTACGCTAAAAGGTGTTAATCTTTGTTCAGTCGAATCAGTCTCAATTTCACTAAATAAAGGTACACCAAATTTATCTTTGAACTCATCTAAACTGTATGATTTACCAGCTACAATATACTTATATGGTTGCTCCACTGAAATTTTTCTTGGAATAAATCCAGCACCACTAAATTCTTTCTTTTTAGAAACATCTAATTGTTTAACAATAACTCTGTGTCTTTTACCAGTTTTTATATCAATAACTTCTGAACCAGTTTGTAGTGGAGTAATCGCTTGTGTATTATTTTGTTTTTTAAAGGATAATCTTTCATTAATTCTTTTAGTGTCGAAAGGGCCTTTTGGAATAGTTAAAGATGGTTCTCTACTTACATCAAGTGGAACATATGATTTCATAGCTGCTGTTTTACTTGCAGAAAATGTAGCATTCATATTATTTTTAAGACTATTAGCAACTGTACCTGTAACTAACTGTTCTTGATTTGTAGTTTTATTTGTTATTACTACCCTAGCATTAGGACTAAATACTTGCTCTGCAGGATTAATTGACAGTACATTTTGATTTATAACATTCGTTATTTCTTTTTCCTTACCATCATCTTTTTTCTTTTTTTGTTGTACTTTTAGTGGCTCTGCACCCTGTTCTATATTTTTAAATATCTCTTCTAATGATAGTCTTACATTTTTCCATCGCGAAGGTAAAAACCTTCTTGTTGATGTATTTAAACTATCTAGTTTTTTATTAAATTCTTCAGGATTTGTATTTACTCCGTCTTCAATATATGTGCTTATTATTTTATTTTTTTCTTGAACATAACGTCTTTCTAAAGAACCAATTCGAGATGCACTTTGTGTAAAACTTCTATTTAATATTGTTTCAGCAATACCAGGTGTGTTTTTATCCAAAGCATCCTCAACACTTTTAAAGTCTCCTTCGCTCAACCACCCTTCAGTCACACCTTCTTCTGCAAATGTTGTTAAAAAGTTTGTTTTTTGAGTTCTAAGATAATTATTTTTTAAATTAGTTATTTCATTTCTATAGGTTTGAGATGTAGCACTATCCTTATTAGTTGTCGCTAAATTTAATCCATCATTAAAATTTTGTAATCTAACCTCATAAGGATTTTTTGGATTACGAGCCTCATTACTATAAGCTGATTGTCTACTTTTATAATCAATTTCCTTAATTGAAGTTTCTAAAGCTGTTGTTGCTCCTAATTCACTTCCAAAAATACGTACAGCTCTTGATTGGTCATTTTCAATAAAATCTTTTCGGTCTTCAGGACTATCTTTGAATTGAGAATAAGCAAATCTATCTGATAATAATTGTTCTTTATCTTTTCTTTCAACTCTAGCAGCATCATCCTTTGCGACGCTGGCTATCAACATATCACGTTTTAGTTTACTTTGACCATAAGCTAATAAGCTATCGGATATACTTTTAGTCGCTTCAGCCCAAGGGTCTCTATAACCCATTCTTGATATGTATCTTAAATCACTTAATGCGTCAGCCATTATATCTCCTATTTATCCATGAACACCCGCAGGGTCACTTAAACCCCTCTGTTCTTCGTTGTAAGCCTGCTCGTTCATCCAAACTCCATCTATGAAAATCCAATTTATTCCATTCATATACTTTTTATCACCTTCTTTTGGCGGAACACCGTAATCAACTTTAGCAAAAGGATTCTCCTCAGCTATGTCTCCAGCTACACCAAATCCACTAGTTAATCTACTAGATAAAGTATTTAATAAATTTCCATACCTACCCGCTACGGCTTCATCTACAGCACCCTGTCTTTGTCTTAATGTGTCCATCATATTTCTTCTGTTTAAATCGCTAAACATTCCTTTGCCCCTACCAAATTTATCGAACCCCATACCTCCTTGGAATTTTCCACCCCGCTGAGCAATATTAGCCTGTTGAGCAGCTCTTTGTTCAAAGCCTCTTTGCTGGTTCTGATAAGCAAAAACATTTTCTATATCACCTAAAAGTGAAGATAAATTTGGAAATCCTTGAAATCTTTCAGAGTAATCTGAACTTATACCATATAGCTCTGCGTATTCCGATGGGGATACTCCAGCGATTTTGTCTCCACCACTCGTCCCTATAAAGCCTAAGAGATTGTCTCTTTGGCTTTTGGAAAGCACTTCAAGTTGACCTATAAACTTTGCAAGTAATGGATTATCTGTGCCGCCTGTGACAATAGGGTCTTTAGTGTCTTTTGTGCCTTCAGGGTCTCCGTCTAACTCATCGTCCCTATCTTTCCATGGGTCTAAACCACTACCAGCACCACCAGCACCGCCTATATCGTTTATACCACCCAGCGTTGGCCTACCCATCAATGAACCAAGGCTATCCTGATTCATTGGTAAGGAAGCTCGGTTAGCTCCAAGATAATCGTTTACATCAGACATCATTGAAGCTGGTCTTGAATATAAATTGTTTTGATTTAAGTAATTGTCGTATAAAGCCATTTTATTATTCCTATCTAAATAAATAGTCCAAAGGACTTACTGGTTTATATGGTTTATCACCGAAAACATTAATGGCGTCAGTAAGTCCACCTGTTTCGCCAAGTTTTTTTGCAGTACTATAATACTGAGTTCCGATACCAGTTGGAGCTCCAATCATAGACATTTGTTTAGTTATTTCTGGTGAATAAGCTCCTAAAGCTGATTCAACTCCACCTGGCATCGTACCACCAGTACTTGGAAAAGTATTTTTTAATGTATAATACAGTAGTGGTGTGGTAAAAGCAGTTGAAACAGCTTGAGCATCCACTCCTTCTATTAATCTATTTATAGCTGATTGAGCTGTATCTTCAGCTTCTCCAGCTTCCTTCCTCCCATATAAAATTTTACTCATATCAAGACCACTAGTATCTAACTTACCTACCTCGATATCGCCCATAACTTTACTTGATATTCCAGAAGTAAGAGCTCCAGCTGCTATTTGTAATGGAATAGACGCTCCTCCAGTAAGTGCCATAGCACCCAAACCCAATCCTTTACTAATTATATTTTTCATTCCCAATCCTACAGCGGCCGCTGCGACTTCATTTGCTCGTTTCTGCAACCAATCACGTACAGTCTCTCTACCCTCGCCCCTCATTAGCTTTTCCCAAAATAAACCAGGGGCTCCGGTGGCTTGTCCAATTTTAGACTCTGCTAACATACCCCTCATTGCACTATATTGTGTTTGTGGCATAATATTCTCCTTTAATATGCAACAACCATAGCATCAGCTAAATCCGTTCCTGTTATAGCTCTAGCGGTAGACGCTGGAGTCGCAAAAGTGATTGATGTTAAATTAATTTGTACAGTTGCATCTGCTGTATGGTCTCCAAACTCTTCGCAAATTCTTATACTTACACGAGCACTAGCAGACATTCCAGCTGCAAATGTAAATGAAACGCTCTCGGTTTCAGTACCATTCCCTGACGATGAATGTCTAGATGTTATATTTTCAGTACTAGAATATTCAGCACCACTTGAAGAAAAAGCTGTCGAACCATCACTCTCTCCAGCTCTAACTACCCAAAGAATATTCATAGCACCAGTACCAACAAATGAACTATATACAACATCAAAGTTTACTATTATACTGGTAACATTAGCAGTAGCTAATTGATGGTCTGCATCACCACTCTCGACCGCATCATCATACGGAGGGGTATCAGATTGTTCAGTATCTCCATATACAGCTGATGCATCATCAAAACTTGAAGTAACCGTAGTAGAAGTACCAGCAGCTCCAATCTGTAGTTCAGCTGTTGGTGTAAATCCTGTTAATGATTTTGATTCAGCTGCAAATTTTAAAAATTGAGCACTATTTTCATCTGTACTTGTAACAGAATACGTTTGTATAGACCTTGGCATAAACAATACTTCATAATTAATTGAATCGTAATCAACAAATCCTGCGTCGGTAAAATCAAGTGCAGTACCGAAGTTAATTTTTGAAGCTGGTATTATCTGAAGCTGTCTTGGATAATTAAATACATTACCAGCGACGCTGAATTCTAAAGTCTTAGATGATAGTTCTGTATATGTATCTGATTTCTTAGCATTAACAATATATATATCATCTCCGTTATCATGAGCAACAGCACTAGTACCATCCTGTCCCCTTCTGACTGTAAGTGTATTTGAAGATATACTTTGTATATACATATTTTCAGTACCAATTTGAATCATCTGACTTGCAATAAATTTTGTTCCAATTCCAACATTAATATCAGTTTCAGAATTATCTATATCTTCAGCAGCATTAGTACCTGAATCAGAATATTTATCCCATACGCGCAAATGCTGGTCTCCGCCTGAAGAAACTATTTCTATATTTCCAGATTTTATTCCTGATGGCGTTGGTTGCCATCCACCGACTCTTTCCTGTATTCGACTATTCATGTCGTTAGTCCGTGCTTTACGGTTTCTAGCTTCTCTTAAATTTGTATTTACGATTGATGGCATATTAAGCACTCACCGATGTTGCGAGTGGTTTCATTCTTGTTCTATATACAACAGTAATATCATTAATCTTGTAACATCCTGTAGCTGAGAATTTAAGCCTTAAACTACTTACAGCCCCAATAGCTGATGCATTTATATTTATTATACCATTTTGAGCAGCTGTTGCCCAAGTAGAAGTTAAAGCACCAGTAGCGTCAGTATCTCCATTTGTAAAGTATGTTGTTGTTACAGAGACTCCAGCTGTTGCTTTTGACCATGTTCCTGCACTAGAATAAGCTGTATACCCACTACTAGTATTTACAATTTGAAATGTATCAGTAGCTACACCAGCTGTAGTAAACAAAGTATCGTTTACTTCTGTCATTCCAACCACACCATCAATTCTAACAACTTGCCCATTAGACAATCCGTGACCAGCAGAAGTCACTACACCTGGATTAGCTACAGTTATATTAGTAATAACTCCAGAATCAGATGAAACACTATCAAGAGCGATTCCTGTTGAATAGCTCACTATAATCTTTTTTATTTTTTTTGTTAAAGCAGGATTTCCAAAATCAAAATCTTTAGTAGTAAATGAAAAAGCTATATTTGTAGTGCCTTGAGTTGGTGAATACTTTTTAACATTATTTCCTTCTAACCATATACATTCATTGACGTTGTTCTGCATATTTGTAATTGCAGCTCCTGTATAAGATGCAAGTTTTGTAAACGATTTAGTATTAAAATCATATACCAACATATCAGAAGACTGTGTACAGTCTTGCACTATCAATAAGTGTGCTTTTGGTGGATAAAATCCAATAACAGGATTAGCCATTCCGCTTAAAGGAGCAAAATCTTTATCAAGCTTAATAGATAAGTTTGATATTCCTTGAGATGGAGACCATAAATATACCCCATTGGTATTGGCCCAGCAAATTCCAAATTCAGTTCTTACTACAGATGTTAGCTTATCAACACCAAGTCCTTTATGAGTAGATTCCAAGAACCAACCAACATCATCAGGAGAAGTAACATCAACAATATATAATGTACTATTTTTAAATGCTAATAACTTCGTTCCAAATGATTCAATAGCTGTAAAATCTTCACCATCATTTATACCGATATCAATAAAATGATTTGGTGGAAATGTATCATATTTACCAATAGGAGTATATAATATTCTGTCTGGCATTAATTTTGTTTCAGCTCCACCAATAGATGTATAATAATTAACATGAGCAACAAATGTTCTCATATTACAAACTGTAGCATCTTTATAAGATAATCCCGCAGCTTCACCAAACGATAAATGTCCAACGTCAGGACTAAATCCATTTATTGATTCATAAGTATCAATACTAGGCCCCTTCATTTCTAATGCCGCTGTGTTTCTCCAACTATTGCCAGTCGCATTATTCCATACAGTAAATGTATCTCCAAAATCCTTTCTAACTCCACGCTCCCAATCCATATCAAGAAATAAAGTCCATAAATCATTGCTATCATTTTTTCTTATATAGACTCTACCGCCTTTAATTCTATGCGGGAAATCAGTTCCACCAGACATATTATTTTCTATTCCAACTAAAACATTAGTAAAATAATTATTAGTTGATAAAGTAACATTTCCGCTATATTCTGTTAATAATGATTCTTGGTCTCCCTCATAAACAAATGATTGAGCAAATTCATATGTAGTCGCTTCCCATAATCCATCATCATCAGTTGTTTCTACGGTTACATCTACATCAAAACCAGCTCCCGCAGAAGCATATTGAACACTACCAGTGGTAGTGACATCTCCTCCTGTTGGAGCAGCTAATTTATTATCAGCAGTAATCCAAGCGTCTACGACTCCTCCTGGTATAGTCCCAATTTTATCAACATGACCAAACCATTGAGATGTATTAGCAGAACTTGGTGCATTTTCTGAATCACAAACCCTTAAAGCTCCATCAACATAATAATAAACAAATTCGTCTCCACCATTATTACTGCCTAAATTAATAGCAGCTAAATGATTAGTAACATCCCTTATCCCACCAGTATTAAATGGGTCTTCTAAAATATCAACTGTGCTACTCGCAGCGTCACATACGGCAAGTAATTCTAAAGGTTTTCTTACCCCAGAGCTACTATCAATATCGTTATCAGAGTTAAATAAGAACAATCCCCTACCAGAAGTTAATGTGCCAGCTCCCCTAGCTGTTACAGTAGTTGAAACTCTTGAAGAATATATCTGACCTGACTTATATACTTGAACATTACTTGCGTCAGTAAGTTCGTTACCAGCTATATCTCTTTGGTCAAACTGAGTGTTTAATCCACCTGAGAAGTTTGATATCTGTAAATACTGTCTAGGCATTATTTCTTTAACTCAAAGTGAACTAAGTCATCGAATTTGTTATCTTTAGTATGCGTATCCATATCCCAGTCGCCGCCCCATCTGACTTTTAAACCCAACTGCTTCGCTGTTCCTAACACGTATCCTGCAAAGTAATGAAACCTGTCACGGTCATTCCAATCTATTGGATACGGCGCAACATCCACAGCCATACTCGGAGACGAATTATGCTTACCATTAGGAAACTTGATTTTACTATTCCCTTTATTAAACGCTTCATCTTGTCTCTTTTGACCCCTATGACCTTCTATAATCGTACAGTCAAAGTGTTTAACAACTTCATTAAATAATCCGATTAAATTTTCATTACAAGTATGAAGTTTAGATTTACTTTTTATGCTGAACCTAGGCATCTTCCACGTTCTTTTTGAACTCGGAAAACCATACATCATCCAACTTATTCTTACTTGATTTAACCAGCTTTCCAATTATTTGAATGGCTACCTTCTTTAAAACTGCTTCGCTAATCACGGTTTTAAGCCCTGTAATGACAAGCCCTCTTACAAAGGGTATATACAGACCACCACCTATTACAGCGAGTGTTCCTACAATACCTACCCAATGACTTTGAATCCATTCCATTATGAGTCTCCTTTATATAACCATCCGATTAATGAACCGAATACAAGAGCTACAAACGCACCTACACTCTGTATGCTTGATACAGAAGATTCTAATGTGCGAACTCTTCCATTCTGTTCCTTTACTAAAACTTTTATTTCGTCTACAGTTTGTTTAATATGAGTTATCTCACCTGATTGCTTAGCACTCATAACAGTCAATTCCTCTAACCTAGCTTGCGTATCTGTTCTCCAATTATCCACCTGATTCCTATTCATTGTCTGTTTATCCTACCCTTTAAATATGCTAGGTCATCTGTAACATCATTTAATTCCTTAACTATGTCTTCTCTATGTCTTTGACTTGTTTCATCTGAACGATTCCACCTGTCTAACATCTTTAGTACTATACTTTCAATATTCACCATCTTAGTCTCAGCTTTGACGATTGATTGTCTAATCTTATCTAAGT